CGTTCTGGCGCTGTATCTGACCCTTCAGCGTGGCGGTGTTGGCGGTCTGCACGGCCAGATCACCCTGGCACTCCAGCAGCTGCATGCGTAGGGCCGCCGCCTGTGCCCGATACCCCAGCCCAGTAACCCACTGCCACCCGGCAAACACCAGGAGAGCGATCAGGGTGAGCCCGACGATGTGGGGCAGGTAGGCTTTCAGGAACGCTTTCATTCGCCGGTGATGGCAGACACAGCTGCCGCCTCCATGCCGGCTTCGTTACTGCTGAACACCAGGCCCTTGTCGGAGGTCTTCTTCCTCCAGGCGCTGATCTGCTCGAGCACATCGTCGGGGTTGCCGCCGCGGCGCCGGATCATCTCGACCTCGGACGCGAACCCAGCCTTGACCAGGTACTCAGAAGCCAGCGCCTCCTTGACCGGATCAATCCATGGCATCGCGGTTGCCACATACAATACATCGTCATGGCTCCCGGCACGCAGGTCAGGTGGCATACGAACCACGCCTGACAGGTGTGCCGTCTCGACAAACCGCTCCCAGATCGGTTGCAGGAAGGCAGCCACAAAGTCATCCGCCAGCACGGCATAGTTCACCCACTGCTCCACCAGCTCCTGGCGCTGTGCGCTGTAGGTGCCGTTATAGTCCTTGCTGGTGCTCGAGTAGCTGGTGCCGAACCCTGCCGCCACCGCGCGCAGCTGGCCCTGCCGGAATGTGATCAGGTTCGGGTTCGGGCGCTTTGAGTCGATCATACCGATCTCTTCACCAGGCATCAGGTCATCGATGACGGTCCCCGGCTGGAAGCCGATCTCGCGCGGCTCATCACTGGCGCCAGAGTAAAGGTCTGGGGTTCCCTTCTTGACGTAAGCCGTGAGCATGGCGGCGATCTTCGCAGCCACCCGCTCGCTCTCTTCGTAGTCCTTGATGTCCTCCAGGCGCGTGATGACGGACGCGAACTCTGACACGCCCCGCATCTGGCCGATGTTGTCGCGGTTTGCCAGGTGCAGCACCCGGCCCCAGGGGACAGGCTTGGTTTCTGAAAGGTGGCTAATGCTCGCCTTCCACGGCTGTGTTTTCAGAACGTGGAGTGCAACAGGTCGGCCCCAGGCGTTGCGCTCAATGCCCTGAGAGATCCGGCGCGCCTCGTCCGAGCCCATCGGCACCAGGTCGGCCTCCCACATCTCAAGAGACAGGGGGATGTTCGTCCCATGATCCAGCGTCGGGACGGTGCCCTGGATCATCTGGGCAAACACCTCGCCGTCACGCATCCAGGCGCGCACGGCCGATCGCTGCAGCTTGGCGAAGCTGAGCTGGTGGGTCACTTCGGGCTTTTTGCACCAGTCGCGCCACGCCTCCAGCAGTTGCCTGGCATATTCTTCGTGAATGGTGCCGTCTGCCCGACGCGGCTGCGGCTCCACTCCGATCCCATGCGGGCCCACCACCGAGTTGACCAGTGTGCGCAGCGTACCCCGCGCAATGTCGTGGTTGCGGACCAGATACCGGGCCTGTGAACGGATCGCCTCGGCTGATCGGCCCACCAGCTCGTTCTGGCTGCCGCGCTCCCTGTGGAAATTCCGCAGGCGCGATGGATGCGCCGCATCATAGTGGGCCAGCACGCTGCGAGCGGCACGGCGGCGGGCGCCAGCCATGGGCGCGACGAACTCGACCACCTTGTCGATAATGTTGGCCATTCTCAGCTCCTGTTCAAATTTGCGACGCTGAATCGCATACCGCGCGTGGACGATGCCGCGGCGGTCTCCCGGGCCAGCTGCAGCTGCAGATCCTTGATAGCCTTGCGGACCTCCTCGAGCTCAGCCTGGCGGAACACCCGGTCGCCGCCCCTGACTTCCTGCGCCTTGAGAATTCTGGCCTCTGCGGCTAGATATGCGTCCAGTCTTTCCTGTGTGCTCACGGCGCGCTCCTGTTGCTGGTGGTGTTAGGGTGCATCTGGCAGCACTCCGTCGAATATGTATGTTGCCCACAGCCACCGCTTGTATGCCCGCGAGGTCGACTCATCGTCGCCGGTGGGCACGTAGCTGAAGGTGGTGTCCGGGTCTGCCGTGGGAGGTATTGGGCCGCCATAGCGAAGGTTGTAGCGGAACCGCTTCTCGTTGAAGATCATGACGATCGAGGCTGGCGCGGTGTAGTAGTCCTCGAAAATGCCGTCGAACACCTCGGGATCTTGAAACAGCTCCACGTTGTCCTGGCTCACATACGCGGAATAAAACCCGTTCACATACGTGCCGATCGCGAAGGTGATGTCTTCGCCTTCACCGTTCTGCACGGTGGTCGCCGTCCTGTTGTCGACCTCATACGAAATTCCGGGGGACACCGCGGGGCTGTCAATCTGCCCCTGCCCCTGACCGGGGAGCTCAAGAGAATCGCCGTGATCTTCAACTTCGAAGGTGGTGATGATGTCGCCGAAATATGAACCGGTGTCGAAGTAGTCCTCGCCCTCGACACGCTGCAAGGCAAGGTCAAACCGCAAAACAGCGTCGTTCTTGGTGTATGACCCGCCAAAGACCGTGTTCTCAATGGCGTCATAGGTTGCCCACCCAGGCGATGGCAGGTCGTGCGGCGTGGTCACCGACCTGTTGAGCCCCGTGATGATGGTCGGTGTCCCGGCGATGCCGATGTACATGGCTGAATATGTGGCGCCCGGGTCTACGGTGACGCTGGAGCCGGTGAGCTTTTCAATTGCGAAGGCGATCTCCTTCGGCGCGCAGGGTCTCGGGCCGTCAGCAAAGCCGATGATCTTCGGCTGAGACCAGTCCTGCCCCTCAAACTTCACCACAACATCATCGCCCACCAGGAACGCCCCGGAGTTGCAGTTCATGTATTCAACCGGCACATCCACCAGCTGAGTGGCCTGGTTGATATTCAAGTTCTGCGCGCTTGAGGTAGCCGCATCGAGAGTGACGTCTGCAGTGTCCTCGGCCCGATTGATTGCCGTGATGTAACCACTCCTGAAGGTCGGCATCCACTTCTGCCACCCGGGCAACAGCGCAGCATTCAGGAACACCTGCTCTGCGCTCAATATCCCGCGCTCACGGAGAGCGCCGTCGCTGGGCGCAGGTGCCGGGCAGCCCGGTGCCAGCAATAGCCTGGGGGGCTCGCCGTCCAGCTCAATGGTCGCGGCTTCGCCCTCTGCGTCTGTCGTGTAGTCGGCGCACCACATCGAGCGCGTGTCGGTCACATCAAGCTGCTGGATATAGGCCAGCTCAAGTCTTCACCCTCTTCGCCACCACCGGTCGCGGCATAGGCGTTGATCGCGGCATCGAGTGCATCCTCCAGGATGGATGCACCAATTCGCAGGCTTTCGAGCGCCGCCTGCTCCGCAGTGATCTCGCCCTCGATGTCAGCCACAAGGGCCTCAAGTGTCGCCACCCGCTGCGCGACCGTATCCGATCCGAAGTCGAGGCTGACGGAGAATCGTCCTTCTGACCCTCCGCCCAGGATCGTCCCCCTACCCATCAGCGGTCACCAACATACATGTAGCTCTCGCCCTGGCTGGTGCTGTAATAGTTGATGTAGCTGGCGGTGAACGTGTCCCCTTCTGCGCTGGCCGTGTCCCCAGGGCGCAAGAACCAATCAATATTTGCGCGGACCCGGTATCTCCCTGACCCATCAATCGCGATGGATCGGATGCCGGTCAGTACCCGCGTTTTCGGGCTGGCGGGGGCAGCGGGCGCATCCTCATAGCCAGACATGGTGCAGGTGTAGTTCGTGGAGCCGCCTGCGATTGAGGTGGTGGTCAGCGGCGCCCGGGCCAGCTCTGTCTCAAACCGGTTGCTGCCATCAATGGCCACCCGCGAAACCACGAACTCCTCGGAGCCCTGCCGGTCTGCGATGGTGGAAACGTAGTCATCCACCGCGGGGACCACGCACTGCAAAAAGTTGGAGCGATCGACCTGCAGGGTGGCCTGCCAGCTGGATATTGGCATCACCACCTGCGGGTCGCCGGTGATGTGCATCTCGTAGAATATCCGGGTGTCCGTCACCAGAGAGGTGAAGTCGTTTACCGCGAGGACACTCGGAATACCCAGTGGGCTCGGGGCGGAAACTATGCCCGATAGAATCGGAACGTCAGAAAAAACGTCAGTGGGAACGTCGGCGTCGTCAAGCGCCTCACCAACCGTGACCCTTATAGGCCCATAGTTGACCTCGCACTGGCGGAACGTGGAGTGTGCAGCCGAACCGAGGGTAACCGCGTAGTTGCTGTCATCCGTCCCTGAAAACGTGCCGGCAGTGGCGCTGACCACCACCGCGCCATCGACGCGAACCTTGCAAGCCCTGGTGGGCTGGTCATAGGTGATTTTGAAGAAGTGCATGGTGTTCGCTGACACCACAGCATCGTCGCTGATCTCGAAGAACCTGAAACCAGAATGATTGAAGATGTAAAACCCGACGCCGCCAAACTCATTGACCTCGAGTATTACACCGCAGTTTGTTCCGCGGGTCGCAAACAGATAGCCAGCCTCAGCGATGCTTGCGCGGTCAGCCCAAAATTCTACGGTCCAGCTAACCGTATCATCGTGAAGGAACTGGGAGTCTGCTGCTGTGCCGAATGTTATCTTGTCGCCGTCACCATCGACGTATGCAGTGGTGTTGGTGAACTTTGTTACCGAGTCATCAAGCTGCGCGTTACCAGTGAAGACCGGATCAACGCCTATCTCTGGCGTATAATAGGTCGTATCGCCATCGGTGCCGATCCAGTTGGCCAGCAGGATCACATTGTCGATATTTGGCTCAGCCATCAGCCGATGACCGCGCTCGTGATGCTGACATTGGCACCGATGGCGAATACTAGAGTGTTAAGGACCAGGTATCCGCTCACAGCTGAAACCCCGGTGGTGACAGGTAGGGAAAGGTAGGCCACCCCGCCGGCATTGCAGATTTCACCATAGGCAGCTGTGCCTTCTGCCTCAGCGGAGTCAGAGTCTGCGATTGCCAGCGTCAGCTGACCCGTGACTGCGCTCACACTCCCGCCGGGATCATCGAGCGGGATCTGCGCCAGCAGGACATCAGCTGCCGTTTTTATTCGAATGAACCCGACGCCCACACCCGCATCAATCAGGTCGAGCAGCGCCTGGTGAGCGGCCTCCTTTGCGTCCACGTGGTAGGTTGCAGTTTCTGGCGCAGGCATCTCGGGTTCCTATGGTGTCAGCTTTGACTTGACCAGCAGGTTCAGGGTCGATTCCTTTACGCCGGGAACGAACGATTCCGGCACAGCAATGTAGACGCCATCGCGCATGGACACATTGAGCAGCGGATAAAGCCGCACCAGTCGCGCAACCAGGTCGCTGTGCTCCTGCGAAACCGTGTACCAGGTCAGCAGAATGTCCCGGTCGCCATCAGAAAACCCCCGGTCATTAATCGCCACGCCGCCGTCGAGCGTCGGAACCCGATTGACGCGGCGGCGCATCTCGCCGGTGGTGACGTCAGGCTTCGTCTGGATGATGACGTGGCCGCTCAGGTCAAAGGTTGGCGTTGTGATGGATACCAGCATCAGATCCCCAGCAGTAACTGTTCACCGGCGGCATTCACGCGCACCTGGATGGCCGAAAGAATCTCGAACATGAATGCTTCGAGGTGGGGCTGCAGGCCGTCGCCGTTGACTGTGATGATTCCGCCGCCGTTCTTGAGTGCCTCGCGACGCTGTCGCATCTCAGCGATCTGGGCCTCGGTCAGCTTCTTCTGAAGATCAAATTCCTGCTGACGCCTGGCATTCTCTTCCTCGATCTGCTTACGGATGTCCAGCTTGTCCAGCTTTCGGATGTTATCGTCGCCAAGTAGCCCGTAGAGTTCGTTGATTAAATCTCCGGTGCTCTCAATTGCCACGTTGATAGAGTCGTATGCTGCAGTGACCTTATCTGCATCGGCAGCAATTTGAGCCGTCATCACCTGAGATCTGGCGTCGATAAGCGCCAGCTTCTCTTCCAACTGCAGCCCCTGGGCAGCTTCACCAAGATCGCGTATGCCGTCCGCTGCGCTGGTGGATGACTCGTAAACCACATTCATGATGTCGGCAGCACTGGATATGCCGTCCGTGTACCCGATCAGCTTACCGGTTACCTCATCGTAAACCGGGATGATGTCGGAGACGGATCGGGCCTGGCCCTGAAATGCGCTTTCAACACGCTGGGCAGTGACGACGATCTCTTCGAGCGGGTCTCGTAGATTGGGTTCAATACGCCGACCACTCACGACGATCTCTTCGAGTTTTGCCGGCAGAGGGTCAAGCGCCCGCTCGAGGGCCGACGCCTGATCATCGAGCCCGGTGAAAGAGGTGAACCAGTCAGACAGACGGTCGGACAGGCTGGCGCCAGTGGCCAGCTCCGCGGCTTTATTGGCAAGCGTACCGACAGCGACACCTGCGCCACCCGCGGCGGCCACCAGACCAGCAGGGCCCAGCAATGCCAGCAGGCCACCACCGCCAGCCAAAGCGCCGGCAGCGCCCCTCAGCGCACCCACCAACCCCGCCGCCTGATTCAAGCCAATGATGGCCACCAGCCCCTGAAGCGCCGGGATCATGTTGTTTACTGCGCCAGCGAGCGCATTGGCTTGCGTGGCGAACCCGGCCAGCTCCCCCGCCGCCTTGAACAGCTCGGGGTTCAGGTCCTCAAGCCCGCCGCCAACCTTCGAGATCTGCTCGAACAGCGGCCGCAACGATTCAATCACGCCGCCCGTGAACTGCGAGAGCCCCTCGAAAGCCTGGCCAACGAACGTAATCGCGCTGGCGAGGCCGTCGACAGTAGTCAGATCAATGCCAGCGAACAGCACGCCCAGCGAATCGCTGACCGCTTTCACTCCATTTGAAAAGCCCGAGAGGTCGGCAGATTCCAGGGCAGCTGGCAGGTTCTGGGCAACGGCCTGCAGGGTCTGCTCCAGTCCAGCAAACTCCTGCTCGATGAAAGCCACCAGCTCTGCAACCTGGCCCGTGTTGGCGCTTTCGCCTAAAGCATTGAATATGCCCGCGATGGCGTCTGCCACACCGTTGAACTCGTTCAGAAGCGGGGTTCCCACCGATACAAGCAAGCCATTTAGGGCGTTGCTGATTTTCTGCCCAGAGAAGCCAATCTGGTCGGACATCTTCTGGAATGCGGCCTCGGTGGCTCCGGCCTTGTTTTCCATATTCAGCAAGTTTTCTGCGAACTTGTCGGCACCCAGACCAGTCAAAGTAAGAACAGCGTTCAAGCCCTCCACGCTTCCGAACAGGCGGCCCATCTGCTCAGCGCTGCCGCTGGTGGCCTGCTGTACGTCAGCCAGAACGCCGGAAAGCCCCACGGCCTCCAGCCGCTGCAAGCTGAAGTTCAACCCCAGCTCCTGAGCCAAGCTGGCAGCGTCAGATGTTGGCTTCAGGATCGATGAGAGTGCGCCGCGAATCTGGGTGACTGCCTGGGCAGTTGGGGTGCCAGTCGATGTCAGCGCTGCAAGGGCGGCAAGCAGTTCCTCGAAGTCAACGCCTGTGGTGGCCGCGATACTGGTGACCTGGGAAAGGGATGCGGCAAGCTCTGGGAGGTTTGTCTGGCCGTCCGCCACCGTCTGGAACAATGCGTCACTGAACCGGCCCGCCTCATCCATGCCCAGCCCGTAGGCGTTCAGGCTTGAAACGAGAACCAGGAGCGCGTCGTTAAGGTCAGCTTTACCAGCAACCGCCAAGCGTTCGGCCTGGGATACCGCTGCGATGGAGTCCTCAAAGTCCACGCCGGCAGAGATTGCGTTGTAGATGGCCTGCGTGACCTGATCCAGCGGCTGGGTGCTGCTGTTGGCGTAGGAGAGGATCGCGTCCCTGAACTCGTTCAGGCTCTCGATCGGCTGGTCAATAAGGGTGGATATTTCGCGGAAGGCAGAGTCAAAGTCGCCCGCAACCTTCACCGCGAATGCGGTGACCGCCACACCAGAAGCGAGCAGCGCCGCCTCCAGCTTAACCGCCGACACAGTGAAGTCAGCCACCGGCTGGGTTGCGCTCTGAACAGAACCGGCAAACTTCTGGGTATTATTCAGCGCCGCCTGCGTAGCCGCACCAGTCTTGTCGACACCCTCGAAGACCAGCTCAATTATGCGTTTAGCGTCTGCCACTATCGGTGCCTCTGCGACTCGTTACGCTCTCGGTAGAATTCGCCCCAGACGGCAATCTCGGTCTCTGTGAGATAGCCCTCCGGGAACAGGTCTGGACGTGCCTCGAAGAGAAAACGCCCGCGCTCCGCACACAGCAGAACGCAGGCCTTTACTTCGGCGCTTTGCCAGAGGGCTTCGGCTTTCCCAGCTCAGAACCCTGCCCGGTGAGGTTCAGAATTCTGTTGGTCAGGTTGTAGAAGACCGTCGGGAAGGTTTCAGCAAGCCGGACAGCTACGTCCCGGCTTTCCGGCCCCAGCTTGGGAGAAACCGAGCCAGCCGTGAGCATCTCAATTCGGTACGAGATATCCGGCGGAACCTCTTCATCAGAGATTCCCAGCGTTTTCCGCAAGGCCTCGGCCTTGTCGCCCTTGCCGGCCAGTGCCTCGGCCAGCGCCTTCAGCGAGTCCTGGGAACGCTCCGCAGATTGCTTCGCCCTCCCAAGCTCAACACCAGAGACACCGCGCACCGTCCACTCTGCTTTTTCTCCCTCATCGAAGAACCCGGCCAGCTCAGGGACCGGGATGGTCTCCGTTCTGGCCGTGAACTGCTCGTTCAGGAACTTGGCGATGTCCATCAAGATGCGACGTCCACAGATGCCTCGGAAGGCGTGATGGTGCAGGATGCGGTCGCACGACCACCACCGGCCGGGAACGTGCGGCTGATACCGAAGATGCCCTGGGTCAACTGCTTGGGCAGCGTGGCGTCACGGTCAGGGCGGAACTCAAACCACAGGTTCTTGCCCTTCAATGAAACGAAGCTGTCCGTGATACCGTCCTGCAGCTGGGCAGTGAATGACGCCTGACCCAGTGAACTGGAGGAGCTGCCCACCGGGCCGTCGTAGGTGTCGGTTGACGTGATGCTGTAGGTCGCCTCAGCGGGCACCCAGTCGCTCGCCTTCGGCACGGGAGCAAACAGCGGGGTGGCGCCCTTGATGTAGACCTTCTTGCCCACGCCACCAGTGTGGATTGCAGGCAGGGCGTCCACGAAGGTGATCACGCCGGTGGCATAGTTCACCGTGTAAACGGGGTAATCACTGCGCTCCTGGTGGAGACCCGGCACAGCGAAGATCTCGCCACTGGCAACCAAGGCGGCAGTCACTGACGTGGTGCGCACCTGGGCGATCTCAATGGAGCCGACCGGAATAAACGGAGGGCCACCGTCAGCGCCGCGGGTCTCGCTGAATGCCGTGTGGTCTACACCAGCAATGGCGGCAATAGATCCAGTGTTGTCCACGGTGATCGATGTGATCCGGTGGGTGTCGGTCGTCACGCCGCGCGAAATACTCACGGTGTCGGCCGCCACAGTCACCACGCCATTCGCATCCGCACCAGTCATGCCTGGCGCGACAACGGTCAGCGCCGCCACATCCACTTCATCATTCGATGACCCGGCCGTTACCGCGCCGCCGGTCTTCAGCCCGTAGGGCGCCACGACAGGCGCGAACCCTGCCGCCTGCGACATCGGGGAGAACGACGCAGAGAAACCGGTGCGGTCGCCCGCGTCCGTCATCTCTTCGAACGGGTATGAGGTCTGGCCGGACTCATAACGTACAATCGGTTGTCCCATGGTTTAGTCCTCTGTTGTCTCTTGATTTGCGAAAGGGTCGCCCAGCACGGTCTGGTACTGAACTGTGAATGTGGCCTGTGCCAGACAATATTTGCCGGCCTCGGCTTGGATGAATCCTGTCTGGTAGAACACTGAGTCCACCAATGGCTTGAGTGCCTCGGCCTGGCCCATCTCGGTGATCAGCGCTGCCAGGATTGCGTTGCACTGGCTGCGCATGGCTGCCGACTCTCGGGAATCCGCCTTCTCCACCCGGGCAACCACCACCGGCATCGTGATCTCCGAGCACCCATAGTTTGCGGTTGCCGTTTCTGGCTCATCGAGGACCGCCGTCACAGGCAGATCCCGGTCATCGTCTGGAGTCTCTAGCGCATAGGTGCCAGAGACTGCCGTGCAGATTGCCGCCAGAATTTGCTCCCTGATGGATGTGGCCACGCCCTACTCCTTCGGGAACTGCTTGGCGAGCAGGAAGCGCATGGCGTCGATCAGCTCCGCCTGGTAGATGTCGCTGGCTTCAGGCAGAACGTCATCCCGAACGGTGTTGAACACCTGGGAGAGGCTCGGCGAATAGGCAACATCGATCAGCCCGCCCTCGGGCCCAGGAGTGTCGCGGCGGCGAACAATCGCCAGGGCGCGGCTCTTCGGCAGGACCATATAGAAAAACTGCTTGCCCAGCGGCTTGGTCGGCCCGCTCGGCTTGACCTTCACGCGGATGCCTCGGGCGGGTGTGGCCGGCGGCTTGATCCAGCTGATTTTGTCAGACGCCACCTGCGTGTCGGTCGAGTATTTGCTGAGCAGCAAGCCGCGTGAAGGCGTGGAGATGGAGCCAGACAAGGTTGATCGGCTGGCCTTTCGAATCTGCAGGCGCTCGTTCACATAGGCGGCCTTCAGCCTGACCTGTGATCGAATGGCCTGGCTCGCCTTCGTCCTGACCTTCGGGGCAGACCGGTTGATCGCCACCCGCACCGCGTCCTGACTGTTTCCGCCAACGAATTCAAACAGCGAAACCGCGTCTGCGATTTGCTCCTTGTTGGCCGATACGCCGTAGCTGATCATGAACAGAACACCTGGTGCTCGAAGTCGTCACTGATCGAAACGCTCTCGACAGTGAACACCGTGCAACCGTCGGCCATCTCGAACGTATCGCCGCGGCGCGGCCGGTCGGCGACCTCAGATCTTCGAACCGACAACACTGCGGTGACGCCCTGAACATTGGCCGTCTCGCCGTATTGCGAGAGATCACGCTCAACCATTACCGAGCAGTTGGTGTTCCAGCCTTGCTTGTCGCGGTAGACACACGCCTCCCCCATCAGCTCATAGATGGAGATAAGCCCATCGCTGAAAGCCGTGGAGAAGGCGCTGGTCATTACGCTACAGTGCCGGGTACGCCCGTGAACATGACCTTCAGCGTGGTCATGCTGGAGGTGCCGGCCTCGAACGCCAGTGCGGAGGCACCAGTGACATCTCCGGTGGCTGGCGTGGCAGCGTTGTCGTCAAATTTTGACACCGACACGTCCCAGGTGAGCGAGTCACCCTGAGCGATCACAGCCGCGGTGACCTTGGGTACGGTGAACACACCGCGAATTGCCACGCTACCGGTTGCGCCGTTCGCGATGTCCTGCAGAGCCACACCCAGCGTGTTCCCCATTTTCACGACATCGCCAGAGCTGATCTCTGCCCCGGCGGTGTACTGGATCACATCCCCGGGCTGTACATAGTTTGTTGCCATGATTCGATTCTCCTGATCACGTTACCGGGCGGGGTTTCCGCCCGGGGTTCAGCCTGGCTTATGCCACGCCAGCGTTGGTTACGGCGCCGCGGTAGTCGATCGCTGCGACACCAAAGTCCAGGGTTGCGCGCCACTTGGCACCGCGGCTTGAGAATGCCTCTTCCAGCATCAGGTAAGGCTCCGTCTCGCCGTTGAGGAACGCTACCTCGATGACCGGCGCCTCGGCGGGGTCCGCAAACAGGTAGTAGCGGGTGCCGGAAAGACGTGCTGTGTCGACCACGTCCCGGAAGATCCCGCGCACCATGTTGGGCTTCTGCAGCTTGTTCGCAGTGTCCGGGTCGTACTGGGCATCGTTGATCGTGCGAGCTGTGCCACCCGAACCCAGCGGACCCAGCCAGATAGCGGGGCGCAGGTCGAGGAATTCGTTGCCGCTGATGTCGGTCTGGCCGCCCATCAGGACACGGTCAGCATCGATGCTTGCCATGGTAAGGGCGGCACCGGTGCCGATATTGCCGTGGTTGGCGTGGAACAGAGTGTCTCCATCCAGCATTGTCGGACCAAGACCGGAGTTCTCGGCGATGAGGGCGTATACCGCCGACTCGACAGTGCGGCGCCCGGCGCGACCCAGATCGCTGGCCAGACCGATGAAGGCGCCCAGGTCGTCGTTGACGATCATCTGGTATGTCAGGTTGATGATCAGCCCGCGATCCACCGCAGTGACCGAACCCTTCTCACCGTCAGGGATGGCGACGTTCTGGTATTCGCCGTGTTCGTTGACCACGGTGTAGTTCCCGATGGTGCCGGTGCGATAGCGGCCGTGGGCCCGGAAGTCGCTGACGCTGCCAGTGCGGCAGAAGCGGCTCCAGGTGTCGCCCGCAGCCTGGTAGGACTGCAGCAGGGCCTTGTGCATCGCATTCTCAAGCAACACAGGGAAGTCGCTGGTGGACTGCGTGAGGGCTGCCATGGCGATCTGGGGGACCGTCATCGAGGAGTGGTTGACGCCAGCGCGGGTCAGCGATGCCTTGGCGTGCTCCATCAGGCTGAAATTGCGCAGGTCGCTGGACTGAGCCAGGGCACGGGTTTCCTCGTTGGCTTTACCGGCGCGGGAAAGGAGCGAGGCGACGATGCCGTCATTAAACTTACCGCGCTCCTCGTTCTCACGCACCACGATGTGCCCCGCCACCGGCTCGACGCCCTCGCCCAGCTTGGCGAGGATCTTCAGGCCAGCCGCTTCTGGCGTCACGGTGGTGTCATTCTCCAGCGAGTCGCGCAGCTCGTTCATGCCACTTTTGGCAAGAATGGCGGGGGTGAAGTGGGCGCGGATGCCGTCACGGCGCGCTTTGTCCTTCGCCAGAACCTCCGCGTCGGTCGGCGCAGGCTCGGCTTCCAGCAGGCCTTGCAGGCGGTGGCCGGCGGCTTCTGGCGCGATGGACTCATCTGCGAGCACCTTGTCCAGCAGAGCTTGAACGCCTTTTTTCTCCAGGTGCGCCTTGAACTTGGCGCGGATTTGCTCTTCACGAGTCATGGTCTGTTCCTCTTGCTTGGGCGCCTTGGCGGCGACGGTAGTGAACTGATTGATGGATTTCGGGAGGTTCTCGAAGCGATCCACCGAATTGGCTGGAACGCGCAAGCTGGCAGCGATTGGCATGGCCTCAGCGACCAGATCGACAAAGCCTTCTGCCTGGGCCTGCTCTGCGGTGAAGTAGTGATCCTTGCCGTCCTGAAGGATGGCGAGAATCTCCTCCTTGCTTTTGCCAGACTTCCGCGCGTAGCTGGTGGACATCGCCTCGGCCCAGCGGTCGAGCGTGTCGGCCATGTCGCGCATCTCCTGAGCGTTGCCGATAGCAACAGACCAGGGCGCGTGGATCATGAGAATTGCGTTTTCGCTCATCACGTTGTCAGCGGCCATCGCGATCAGGCTGGCAATGCTCATGGCCATGCCGTCAATGTGGATCGTGATGGTGCTGGGGTGGCGCTGGATGGCGTTATAAATCGCCAGGCCATCGGGGACCGAACCACCGACCGAGTTGATCCGAATGTCGATGGATTCGTTCTTCAGGTCATTGAGGTGACGAACAAAGTCGGCCGCGCTGGTGGTTTCCTCGTACCAGCTTTCACCGATGTCGCCATAAATGAAGATCTCGGCTGATGCCTTGAGATCGGCCTGGGCCTTTATTTGAAACCAATCGCGCATAGATACACCTCTTCAGCTTGCAGGATCGCAGGCCGGCCATTAACAAAATGCTCAGAATTGTGAAAATCAGCCCGGGCGGACGGCCCTATATACAGTCATGTGGCTGACGCCATAGCGGGCACAGATGTCCTGCAGGTTCCGTCCGTTGAACTCTCGGCGGATGGCGGCGTCGCGCTCCTCTGGAGTTATCTCGCGGAACTGGCAGGGCCAGTAGTACCGGTCACCAGATATGCCGTTGCTGGCGCCCCAGTTGATAACCGCGGCCGCCGTTTCCCTTGCCGCATCGGGTGGCATCCCGGCCGCGTCCTCGAGCGCCCTTGTGATGATCTCGGATAGGCTCACAGGCGGCTGCTCCAGGCGCTCTTCGCGATTTTCTTTTGCCTTGGCTTCTCCGGTGCCGCCTGCCTTTGCCTGCGCTCCACGCGCGACTCGCGCTCTGAGTTCTGCTCGATTGGCTTGGCCCATCCAGGTGGCGCTCCCCAGTTGATTCGATCAGCCCCCAGAAACAGGCACCCTGCCCGGATCATGGCACAGAGGTCGATGGCTTCGTTGCGTTTGCGAATTTTCTTCCAGGTGCCGTTCGCCTGCCTGACCTCGGCCTTCATCTCGTCCCAGAATGTCGCGCCCAACCAGGTCGGGAAGTGAAGGCGCGCCGCCCCGGCGTCCTCCCGGCGACTGGAGTTGCTGACCGCATCCTTCAGGATGTTCGGGTTGCACAGCAGCATCGGCACCGCCTTTCGCGGTCCAACCCTTGTTTGGCGCAGAAGTGGCGCTGTGCTTGTCGACGCGCCCTTGTAGAGCCGGACCTTGGCGCCATCCCCCAACAGGTTCGAGCGCATATACCACTGGTATGCGTTTTCGCTCACGCCCTCCTCACCACCCGAATCCACCACCAGCAAGCGAACGCGCAGTTCTTGATCCTCCACCGTCGTGCGGTAGGTGGAACCAAGCACCTTCTGGTTTAGCAGATCCCAATCCTCCGGGTAGCTGGCCGGGTCAATCGGCGCAAACCCGCCCGGCCCAGGCCTCGCGCTTTCGGTGATCTCGTACCGGTCGACCAGCCACTGCTCCAGCCGCGGGCCAACAGCGTGCACCTGTACAACAAAGCGCGCGTTCTGCCCGCCCTGAACGTCCGCTGCAGCCACCAGGAACCGCGCCTGCTCAGGGACCACATACCGCTCGAAGTCCTCGGCGAGCTCCGCAGCATCCCTGGATTTCTTGTCCTCGCGCAGGGCGCGGGGTATATACGGCATGGCCTGGTCTGTGTTGACCGTGGAGCGTAACGACTCCTCATCTGCCGAGGTCGCATAGCCGCGCAGCGCCTGCAGGTAGCGCAGCAACAAGCTGTTCCATCCCTGATATGCCGCCGCCACGCCGCCCAGCCAGAAGCTCGCCACGCTGGACTGCAGTCCTCCGTCCGACTTTTCGCCCGTCCGGCTGATCTCCTGGCCGTCCCTGACCCACTGACCCGCCACCAGCAGCTTCTGCTTGTGCCGAGACTCAATGCCAGAGCCACAGTGCGGGCAGAAAATGACCGCGTGCTCGGTCGCCAGCGCCTGCAGGTCAGCAGAGCGCACGATCTCAAGCAGCTCATCCTCATCTGGCAGGCTGGAAAAAAGCCCAAGGCCGGGGGACGCCTGGAAGAACTCGCCGCAGTGTGGGCATGGCCAGTACAGCCGGCGACGGTCACCACGGTTGTACAGCCCCAGAACCCCGCCAGCGGGCGGCGCCTCGTGGGCCGTTGCGGTTCGATAATTGGGATCTGAGATCGGCTTGCCTGGCGAAGACTCGACCATGCACATGCCGCGCGACAGGAACGTCGTGGTGCGCTTCAAGCCCAGCTGAAACGCCGAACCCTCACCGTCCACGTTGTCTGGCATCCGATCGTAGTCGGTCAGCGCAACATAACGATAATCGGAGCTCGCCAGCTGGGATGCGGAGGGCCAACCGATTTTTAACCACATGCCATGCCGGAACAGCTTGTCGTGCGTGTTGTCGTCGTGCCCCCGGGCGCTCATCAGTTCGTGCAGGGCCGGGCTGTGCCGGATCGCGCGATCGATGCGGGTCTTCGAATAATCTCGCGCCTTGTCCTGGGTCATCTGGATGATGAGCATGTCGCCCGGGTCGCAGGTCACCGCATAGGTTACCCACGCATCCAGCAGTCCCATGGTTTTACCGGATCTCGCCGGTCCCACAAAAACCACCGCCTCGTGCACCCGGCTGGCCAGCAGATCCATCGGCTCAGTCATGTACGGGGTTTCGCTGGCTGACCAGTACCCCGTGTATCCACCAGGCTGAACGATCTTCAGCCGCTCGGCCGACCCCTGTGCAACACCAACTCGGCGCGGCGGCCTGAATGCTTCCGCAGCGCCCCGAAGGATTGGCCAGGGTGAACCGTAACTATTCATCATCGGCTACAGGTGCCAGCAGCATCAACTTGTCGGCCAGGGCGTCCATCTCCGCATCGATCACCTCCTCGATGGCCGCCACCACAGCAGGCTCGCAACCGGTGCGGCGCTCGATGTTGTCAGGCAGACTGCGCAAGCCTTGCGAGATCGCGGAGAACGCCGTGGCGATCGCGACTTCAACATCACCCGCCTGCAGCAGCTCGCGGTCTGCCACCTGCAGGGCCCGGCGCTTGGTTTCAGATTCATACCAGGCCTTGCGATCCGTGGGGATCATCTGGTCCGGGTCGATTTCGTCCGTTGCAGACTGTGCACCGAAACGCCACTCGGCTACCGCCAGGGCATCCATCACCCAGGGGGTCGCGCGACTTCCTCGCTTGACCACCGGGCAGCCGCGGCGAATCCAGCCATCCACTGCCTTGATGGACACGTCGAAGAATTCAGCGATCTGTGCTTTGTTCGCTGACCGCAACATGGAGAGCCCGGACAGCTCCACCAGGTTGGTCAACGGCAGGCCCTCGCCGGTGGCACATGAACCACCACCCCAAGGGGGGGCGAAAATCTCTCAAAAACCGCGTCTCT